AAATACGTGCATGCTTCTACTAAACTACCGTACAACATAGCATTCATTGCATTTTCTGATAACCAAGTTGTTCCATTATCTGAACCAGCAGTAAGTGATGCAGGTCTGTAAAAATAATGAAGTTCAAAAGTGAATCCAGTGTTTGGAGTAGGTGCTAGTATAAATCTTTCCTGGTCAAATTCTGCATAATACTCTGGGGTGCCTGTAGTCGCTGTAGCTGGTTGGTAATCTCTTATAAAAGAAACATGCTTTAATTTTAAAAAGTTATAGTTACTGTCACTGTCAATTACTGCTAAACTAAAAGGAGCTAAAAAATCACTAGGCATAGCCAAATATGTGTTACTACTAGAACCAGTTCCTGTTACATTTTTCCTGAAAACGTCAAGCTGAACATTTTTTAATATCCGTTCTTCTGTGCTTTCAATAAAATTGTCAATATTACTCACTAGTGAAGTTTCTGTACTTTCTATGTAATCTTGTATAGCTGTTTTTAATGTTGATTTAGTCCAACTCATATTATTATGTTACTATATTTACGCTACCTAAGGTAGCAGTTAGTGTTGTCATAGTGAATTGAGAACCTATTGTGTCACTATTTTGTGACCACATAATAGGTGAACTTACCCCGTTACTATCCACAGGGTTAGAAACAATCACTTTACCTAAGTGTTTAGTAGGTGCTTGTTCTGTAGGTCTTGGATCTCTTAAAGCTTCTGGGTCTACTCTGTGTACTATAGGGTCAAGTTGTGGATGCTTAGGTTCATAACATTCTTCACAGACTCTAAGATTATTCCACTCTTTTCTAAGTTCAAGATACCCGTATACAAAACCACACCTGTCACACCTAGCTAAAGATTTTTTACCAGCAGCATATGCCATTAATATGAACTCCTAGCGGGAGTGAGGTATAAAGAAGCCCTGTTTCTATCTTCTTGAGCAGCAAGCTGAAAATCTTGTTCATATTGTTGTTTCATTATGCCAGCTTTTTCAGGGTTCTTTTTTAAAGCTAAATAATAAGCTAATCCACTAGCCATACAAGGTATAAACCTTGAAGGTACTTCTGGGTCTTGGTTAGAAGCTGACGCGTCATCAATTCTTTGTATAGTATTAGCTACTAAAGTGTAAGTTGAAACATTGTCAGGAGTTGGCCAGATTTTAAGTACAGGAGTAGTTTGCCTGTCTAAAAATATTTGTGTTGGTCTTCCTTGTATAGTTTTATCTGGTATATTTAAGTACTCTGTTCTGCCTATACGTTCTACGCCTAAATCAGTAGAATTACCGCTACTGTCAGTAACTTTAACTATAGCAGAAACTATATCAATATCGTACGCATTTAAAGTATAACTAGCTGTGCCTGTGGTTAGGCTTGTGCTTACTTGATCTATTGTCCAAAGGTTTACACCCCTATTTGACCAATCAGCGAACATGATATTTAATGAACGCCTAGCAGTTTCAGCATCATAACCAGTCCTTAATTCAAGACCAGCTAATTCGTACGCTTCTTCTATAGTGTCTGCTATACTAAGTTTAAACGTTTTAGTGCCAGAAGTAGCCATTACTAGAAGGTTTTAATTACTGTTAAAACAATAACGTAAGAATCTCCACTAGCATGTCCTGTGGTAGTCAAGTTAATATCACCTGTTTTACCAGAACCAGATGTATTTTGTATACCACCAAACTCTGTAAAGTCTAGCTGATCACTATAGTTTTCATTTAAGTCTAAACAGATAGTGTCAGTAGTAGCATCCCAGAGCAGTTTTACACTCATACCAAAAGTTGTGTAAGAAACTTTAGCTAACTTACAACCAGTGCAAGTTGCACCATTGCTTTTTCTAGTAGCTAAAGCACTTACATCAATTTTAGTTACAGCTGACTCACCTGTACCGTCTGACGTATTAGTTAATTGAATAACCGCTTTTCTATCATCATCAACAATTGTTGTTGAGGTTACTGCGTCTGCCATAAGTTATCTCCTATTAAGCGTCAGCAAATGGTGTTACTATTGTTCCTGAACCGATTAATAATGAATCATGAACAAGATAAGTAGCTGCATCAATAGCTGTAACTTTTACAACACTACCTGCTATACCACCTTTAGTTGAACCGTTCATTGTCATAACATCATTACTTGCTGCTGGGACAAAAGCTTTTTTAGCACCGTCGTCTACAGCAATAAGTACCGCACCTTCAAATTTGTCAGTGCCATCAGTTAAAATGTCTAAGTCTGTTGCTGCTGTTTCTATTACAAAATAGAAAGAAGCACCAATATTATTAGCTTGGTTTGGGTCTGTAGAATCGCTTGGTGTTGTTGATACTATTGAAGGTAAAGTAAATTTACCATCAGCATCATTACACAACAAGATTTTTCCTGCGTGTGCCTCTACCGTTAAAGTAGTATCTGCGGTTAAAGAAACAGAGTTATTAACCCCTGCTGAAATAAATCCTGCCAATGATTTGACTGGACCTGAGAATGTTGATTTTGCCATATTAAGTCTCCTTAATAAATTCTATCGTCTTGGCTTGTCTGCTAGGTCAGTCGATAGATTATTATATTAATCCTAGAACTCTTGTCATGATACATCATCAAAAACAAAAAAGAAAGGGAGCCGAAGCTCCCTTAATTTTTTCACGAAAGTGAGTTATGCTCCAGGTGAACCGAAGATACCTCTCCAGTCACTCCAACCAAAGCTGTAACGTTCTCTAGCTTTGTATCTTACATTACCAGTTTCGAAGTCGCCTTCCATACTAGTAGATACAGGAGTTCTAACGAAATGTTTTAATCCGTTAGGTACGTCAGTTTTGATAAAGAAAGCATCAGTATCTGTTAGATAATGATTTACAACATAACCTTCAGAAATCATTCCCATGTTTCTGATTGCATTGATGTCATTATCTGAAGTACCAACTCTTCCAGGAGTTTCCATCAGTCTATCTGCTACGAACTGTAAAGCAGGTGGAATGATAAGTTTTCTTGCCTGAGCATTAACTTTTAGATTTCTTTCATCTTTGAAGTCAGCGATGTCAATCAACGCTTGTTCAAGAGAAGTTTCGTTTAAGTCAGCTGCTGTAGACAACTCATTTCTTAAGTCCACGTTAGCAACAGTAGGGTGGTCTGTAGCACAAAGCTCTTTTCCATCTCCACCAACATATGAAGAACTAAACGCATTGTTTAATACGTTAGCTGCTTTCACTTGCTTAGTTTGTTGCATAGACCTAGCTAAAGCTCTTGTGTATCTTGAAGAAAGAGTATCGTAAAGGTTATCTTCGATAGCTTCTTCTGTTAACGCAAATGCTAATGCTACGGTTTCGTGTGTGAAACGTGATGTCCAGGATTCTTGAGCTGTATCGTAAACGACCGCTGCTCCTTCTCCTTTAGTCGGTGCTTCACCAAACCCACTTAACATTACTTCTTCCTCGAAAGCTCTTTCAGAAGTTTCGGTGTCGAAGATGTCTTCGTGTTCGTTATTGTATCTCTCATACTCTAATCCAAAGAGAGCATGGAGTCCTGGTACTAGTTCTTTAACTAGTTGGGCTCTATTAATTGCCATTATTTATTCTCCTTAGATTATACAGCAAATGTGTTAGTAGGGAATGTGAATAATCCTCTCGCATAAGCACCTATTTCATTGCTTGGTTGCGAAGCGAATCCGACACATAACGCCACACCACTTGATGTTGTTGCAGTCACACCCTCTTTAGACCTGCCGTTGGTTGTTGAACCAGCAGTTGTAGAAAGAGTGTATTTAGAGCCGATAAAACTTACCGCAGGTGTACCTGCTGTAAATTGAGCTTCGTAAACAATTCCTGGGTCATTGTAAACGAGAGCTTCTGCATCTGCTCCGCCTTGTGTAGCCGTGTCAGCAGTCCAAACTTTCGAAAAAGTTGGGGTGCCGTCAGTAGCTGTATAGAATACTCCATAAAATACGCCTACAGGAGTGCCTGTCGCCGTGCCTTGAATGACATAACCACTAGATAAATTAACTACATCACCTGAAAAGATTGATGCGTTAGTTGCACTTGCGATTCTCATTTTAGCAGGACGAATAACACCACCGTACATATGATATGCTGGAGTAAAACCATCTGGTTTATTTGTATTAGCCATGATAATCTCCTTTGCTTATATACATTGTTATTATTAATCTCATTTGTTGGTAGGTTTACTACCAAACGCGACTTTAGAAGTCCTTTGGATATCACTATCTTTTATAGGCATTCTAGCATCGCTTTCTCGCATATAGTTGTGGTCTACACCGTCCATAGCAGATTTTGCTTGGTTTTGAAAATACTCTGTACGTTCTTGTGCGGTTTCAACTGGTACTTTAGCGAGGATTAAACCTCCGACCCCAATAACTCCTGTGTTGCTTCCACTATCTATGGTAGGGGCTTCGAAATCAGGATAGTCTTCTGCTCTCACAGGTTCATATCCTTCTCTAACACGTTTTGACATATTAGATTTATCATCGACTCCTCTAGTAGCTTCACGAATCCACCTGAATTGATATCCAGGAGGTGCTTCTGGTGCGTCTAACATTGACGGGGGTTTCCAAGGCGTTCTGCGAGTTTGAGAGGCTCGTGTCTCTGCAGACCGTGAGTTACGGTCAGTTCTGACTTCTGGTGTGTTGTTATCTTCAGTCATATTTATACTCCTTCGATATGCTTAGCATATTCTTCTAGCGGCACGTTAAGTCTTTTAGCTATTGCTACTTGACTTGGTGTCAATTTTATTTTGCGTGATGATTTTTTACCACTAGCACCTCTGCTAGAGGCGGCAACCTGTTGCACGGGTGCAGATTGCTCATTAGAAAACTTGTGTGGGAATGTTTCAGCCATACGTTTATCTACTTCGTTATAATAAGTATCAGAGGTAGGGTCTATTCCCCCCTCGACTAATTCTTTATGTATTCCAAATGCTGCAAACGTCATTGCTTGGTCATCTCCGAACCATGTGTTCTTTTTAGCCCACTGCTCTGCTTTTGGGTCAGGTCCAGCAGCCTGAGGTTGTAATGTAGGCTGATACGATTCAACAGGAACTTCTTCTTTAGGTTGGCTTTCTCTAAGTTTTTGCTGTGCTGCTAATCTTCTAAGATTTTCAGCTTCTGCACTAACTCTAGAAAGTTTTTCAGTTGCATTAGCAACTGCCTCTCCGTCTCCTGCGTCCTGAGCCTCTCTCAAAGCGGTTTTGGCTCTTTCAATTTCTGATTGTACCCTATTGTCATACTCTTTGAAAAGGGAAGAATCAGAGTTCTTTAACTTTTCTTTTAGTTGTGTAGCTGTTTGATTAACACTTTGAGCATACGTTACAGCTTCATCTCGCTGTCTTTCTGCTTCTCGCATTTTATATGTTAGCTTATCAATACGTTTTTGTACTGATTCACTAATTTGGTCTAGCTCGTCTTTGGGCTGTTCTTCTTCAACAGGTGTTTCTTCAACTACTTCATCTTTAATTGAATTGTCAACATCTGCTGCTCTTATGTCAACTTCCCCTTCTGGAAGTTCTAATTCTAATTCTATTTTTTCTGCTTCGTTTTGCATGAGTCCTCCTCAAGATTGTTATGATAAAATTGCTTCTGGGTCATCTATAGTAGCTAGTATCTCATCATCATTTAAAAGACGCATATCGCCTCCTTCTATCTGAAAACGAGCTCCAGCATATCTACCGAAAATAACCCAATCACCTTCCTTACACCAAGCCCCTTCAGGAAACTTGTGCACGTCGCTATAGGCGTCTGGTCCCATAGCAACTACATACCCAACAACTGTAGCTAACCTTTCCTTATCAACAGTTTGTTTTGCAATGTGTATTCCACCCTTCGTTACCGAAGCAGGTGCAAAAGGTAATATTAAAATACGATACCCCGTTGGACGTGGTAGCGATTCCGCATGAGCTTCTAAATTATCGGGAGTAATACCTTCTTCAGCCGCTTCTGGGGCTTTTGCGTTATTACTTCCGAAATTCATTACCCTGTCTGGAACAGTTTCTTTTTGCGTTTCGACTTTATTAGTCATGTGCATCCTCCATATTAGAATGTAAAGTTTGAATTTCCTGTTCAGCGAAACTCAAACCTGCTATTTCCCCGACTATCCTTTGGTATTGTTCAAAATCCTCAACACTTCCAGACGCGAGAGTTTGCGTAAGAGCTTCTTTTCTCTCACGATATTTACGGAGCAAATGCTCCGTAGCTAAGATATAATCCATTTATTTAATATAGTTATACCAAAGAAGTCCTTTAGTTTGCCCGTAAGCTCCTTTTACTTTTGATTCTTTGCCAACAACGTTGCCTTTAGAATCTGTGTTTACTTCACCAGCAGTAACAGTTTGCGTTTTAGTGTTATCAACTATTGTTGGCTCACTAGGTGCAGCTCTGTTTACCTTTTTAGAAGGTGACGGGTAATCTCTATTTCTATTCATATTATTCTCCGTTTGTTTTTCTACTTTCACGAACTGTTTTTACTAGTTCATTATAGTTCTTATCAGCGTCAGCTTTTGCTTTTAATTCTAGTTCTTGCAATTCTATAGCAGATTTAGTATCTTGTACTCTTAAATCGGCTTCTATTTTCTCACGCTTAATTTGTGCATCTAGTTCTGCTTTCATAGCAGCAAGTTGTGCGTCTCTTGCATCATCTTCTGCTTTTTGCATTAGTTGTTCTCTTTCAAGCTGTAGCTGTTGTTGGAACATTTCCATTTGTGGGTTTTGTTGTGCTGCGGCTTGTGCCTGTGCCATAGCTTGTGCCTGACCTGTAACTTGTTGTGTTGCTTGTGCTGCCATCATAGCAATTTGGTTCATAACTTCTGGTGGCATTTGCCCGTCTTCCATAGGCGGTAACGGTTGTCCCATTGCTTGTTCTATTTGTTGTCTATATAACATAGACTGGTGTTCTTGTATGTTTGCACCTATTGCTTGCATAGCGATAGGGTTTTGTTGAACCATAGGGTTTTGCATAAAAGCACTATGTGCTCCAATATATGCTTCATGATTTTGGAAAGGGTAGGCTTTTATAGGATTCCCTGTCATAGCTGCTTGTTGTTCGCTTATTGGGTCTCTTGGTGGAACTTCTTCTTCTGGCGGTAATAATGCATCAATATCTTTAATATTTAGTGCTATATACATTTTTCTGTAAGATTCTCTTAAATCATGTAAATCAGGAGCTGCTTGTGCCATTTGTAACTGTGTTTGAGCTAACGTTATTCTTTGTGTCATACTAAAAATATTAGGGTCGCTTACAGGTATAACATCTACAGAACTATCAAAATCTTCTTTAAAAACGTTTTCTGACGCACCTTGTACTTGATACGGGTATTGAGGAGGTAAAAACTCTCCAAAAACTCTTTTTAGTATTTTAAACTCACAACGCTGTGCATAATGTAATCTTTTATGGATTGCGGACATAACTCTTTGTCCTTTTTCCATTAAAGCTACTGTTGTTCCTACAGGGGCTTCAGAGTTACCATCACCTGTTGGATTTTCTACTGTAGCCGCAAATCTTTTACCAGAATCAACTAATGCTCCTAATAACGTAGCTAAAGTACCGCTTGGTTCTTTATAAGGTAAAGGGAGGAAGGCATCTTGTAATCTTCCTCCAGGAGCGTCAACATCTCGCCATTCTCCAGGCTGTAACGGGTCATCGTGTCGTTGAATATTTAATCCACGTGATTTAAACCCTGCAGGAAGGTTAGAAAGTGTTCCTGCGTCTATTAATTGACGTAAAATAGCGGTAACTGATTTAGTTAAGCCGCCCATCATGTGAATTAAGCCAAATCCGTAAAAACCTAATCCAGGAAGAAACTTATAATGAGTAAAATACTCAATTTTCTTCTTAATAGGGTCTTTTTCTTGATAATTTTGAATAATTGCTAAAACTTTA